CCATGAGGGCGGGCTTCTGTTTGATCTTGTTAATGTTCTTATAGAAGTCCTCAATGCTCATGCCGAGATTCTGCACTTCCTGCGCCGCTGCGGGGCTGGGGCGTGCGGCCTTCGCCATGACAGAGGAAATTACATTATCCCATTCGTCGCTCGACAACGCGGCCTTGGCCTTGGCGACCAGGGCAGCATCTCCCTCCCCTGTCAGGGCGCGGTAAAGGGTGTCGAATGCCTGCTCACCTGTCTTGGGGGCCATGCCAGCACCCTTGAACGCCTGCTGCAACTTCTTGTTGGTCGCGGCAATCTTGGCGTACTCCGCGTTAGCTCTAACAAACGCTTGGCGGGCCTCTGGCGGCAAGCCATTCTTCAAGTCCTGGGTAATGGCAGCGTAAAGCTGACGCGCTTCCTTATCGCCGATGGGTGCACCAGCGCCGCCATAGGCACCGACGCCCTCACCCAGCTTGGAGCGAAGCTGCTTTAAGATTTCATAGTCAATGCCGACAATATCATTACCTTCAATACCAGCCTTCATGCTTTTGAGGCCGCTGGTGCTGAGAAGATCGTCAATCCCCTTGACGCCCGTTTCCTGAAAACGCTGAAGGAGATTGCGCGTCTGCGGAATGTCGATGTTAAAGGAAAGCCGCTCGCCATTGGGGCCAATCGGGCGCACGCCATTCTTATATCCAAGGGCGCGGTCAACTGGATCAAAGATATTGCGAGCAAGGGTGCTGGTGTTCTTGCTGTATTTATCGGCTGCTTCCGCTAAGGTCAGTCCAATGTCAGCCGAAGCCTGCCCGCTACCAAACTGCTCGATTCCCCGCCGCACACCCCTCGCGCTTTGCTCTGCGATCTTCTGCTGCGCCTGATACTCCTGCTGAATCTCCCGTGTGGGTCGCAGTAGCTCAAGGTAGTCCACGATCAGAAGATTAGGCTCGAACTCATTGTAGTTCTTAAGCTGAACCAGTAGGTTTCTAATCGTGTTGATTGAAGCTTGGCCTGTAGGAAACTCCTTGATGACTAGTTCACTGCCAGGGAACTCTTTCTTGAACATCTCAAGACGCTCTTTGACAGTCAGTTGGTTCGCAGGATCCTTGAGCTTGAACTGAGGCATGAGCGTCATCACAGAATCAAACCTCTGTGCGATCTTATCCTCGCTCATCTCAAGAGAGATGTACAAAACCTTCCTGCCCTCGATCATTGAATGCACGCCTTGGTTAACCAGAAACAAAGACTTGCCAACCCCAGGGGGCGCAACAACCATAGCCAATTCCTTGGAACCCAAACCACCCTCTAGGGATTTATTGATGCTTGGGAGGAAGGTCTTGTACTTGTTCTCCTGCTTTTTATTGAAGATGCGTTCCCAACGACCAGTGATATCAGTGAAGTAATCTTGGCCTGTGTCCACATCTCGGTTGATGAGCAAGGCTTTCTTTACGAGAGCCTCAACCTCATCCATACGATTTTCCTTGATTAGAGAGATGCTGTCAGCGATGGCAGCCTTCATGGCCTCCTTCTTAGCAAAGTTCTCTACAAGATCCAGCATGTATTCTGTGTTACCAACTGTGGAGGCATCTACATTGTTGATGTAAGATAGCTCGTCCTCGTAGTCGGAAACATTCTCCCTGGGTCCTAGATCAGGCTTAACGTCCTGAACAATGAAATCATCAGTAGGAAGCTTACCGTACTTATCGTAGTAGCCTCGAACACGCTCAAAAATCTTTGAGTGGCTGGGGTACTCGAAGAATTCTGGTTTGACCAGATTGATAATTTGTAGGTAGAAGTCTTTGTCAGACTTCAGCAGGTACAGAATACCACGCTGAATGTTATCAGAAAAATCGTATGCCATTGTTATGATTGTTTGTTGGGTTTTTTGATGTCTAGCTTATCCGATCCAATATCCTTATAGCCCATCTGGTTTGCTCTATCATAGGCTTCGGAGGTTAGTTTTTTAGCTCTTTCTACCTTTTTGTGAGCCTCAACATCACCAACCTTCTTCAAACCTCTGCTTTTGGCAAATTTATCCCAATCAATATTAGCAGATTTATACCTGAAAGACTCATCGTTCATGGATTCTTTGGTATTTTTAATCTGGTTATTTAACCACCTATCGCCTGCTGTTTTATCAAAACCTTTTTCGGCATGTTTTTTATATCGAGCCCGTACAGTGTGGAAATCTTTATCGTCGCCAAACTTGACAGCAACATTCTGATTCTGCCAATAGCGTTCGCATAGCTTCCCACACTTGGGGCACTTAGTTCTCTTAGGAGCTTTACCTACTGGGCACTCTCTGTCCCAGTAGATATCGCAATCCTGACATATCCATTCAAATGTTGGCATAAGGTTTTAACGCTCCTCTGTCGTACATTGCTTGAAATTCTTTCAAGGCTTTGTGTCTTATATCTTTATCATACGGAGTGAAGTACATAACAAGATTCTCCGTCACAGATATAATAGCGTACAGATGATTAGTGTTGCGATTATACCAAACACTTCCAGCTATGAAGTTTTCCATCAGTCTTCCCAATAAGGGTCATCCTCATCGGGAAGTTTTTCAAAAACCTCAGGATCCACACTCTCCTCCTTCAAGGGAGCAGGCTTCTGCTGATTGGACTCCAACTTCTGCTGGCTCTCTTCGTCCCATGTGTCTTTCAATGTTTTCCTCCGTTAGTGGTATTGCTTGTAATGGTTCGTTACCTTTTGCTCCAGCCCGATAAACTGTAAGACCTTTGAGATAAGGCGCGTAGTCCAAGGCTGCTTGCGAGAATTCTTCTGGTGTTGAAGTTGCTGGTAGATTGATTGTCTTACTAATGCAGGAGTCAATAAATCTTTGGACTGTAGCCTGGACTTTGATGTGGTCCTCAGGGGCAATGTCGTATGATCCGACGAATGGTTCCAGTGATTTTCCTTCATCATGGTATTGTTGGAACAGTGGATCGACTACTAGTTGCTCCTTCCAAGTGTTGGCGCTTCTCCATCGACGGTTATACATCGCTGAGAAGATAGGCTCGATTCCACTGGATACCCCATGTAGCATTGAAATGGTGCCGCATGGAGGGATGGTGAGCATGACTGCGTTCCTGATACCATGTCTTTTAATAAGCATTCGGATTCTAGCAGGTAGAGTCTTAGCAAATTCTTCATCTAGGTATTTCTTGTAGTCAAACTCAGGGAAGGGTTGCTTATCCCTTGCAAGGTATATAGACATCTTGTAAGCTTCGTCTCGGATAGTTCCGAAAAGACGCTCAAGAAACTCCAAGCACTTCTCACTACCGTAGGTGATACCAAGCTTGATAAGCATGTAGTGAAGACCTGTAACACCTAGACCAATGCGTCGAGAACGCTCTCCAACTTTCTTACACTCTTCTGTTGGGAAGGTGTTAACAGTTAGAACATTATCCAGGAAACGGATGCCTGTTCTTACCGTGCGTGCTAGGCGTTTCCAGTCTACATCAGTGCCGTCCTCAAGAACCATGTTGCTGAGGTTGATGTTACCCAAGCAGCAGTTACCGTAAGAAGGCAAACTTATCTCCCCGCATGGGTTAGTGCTGTCCAAGTTTTCAAAGTAGGAAACATTGGTGTATTGATTGGCAAGATCAATGTTGTAGATGCCTGGATCACCAGACTCAACTGAGTTCTTCCAAATCATATCCCAAAGCTCACGGGCTTTGATGTCACGCATACCTACCATTTCAAAGGTGTCAGTCCACTTTACCTTGTAGAAGTTTTCTGCGCGGACCAGAGCGTCCTCTTCGCTTGTGCCGATTACGCTGATGATCTCTTCACCATTGCGAGACACATCGAATGAGTGGTATTCCTTGTTATTGAAAGTAAAGTACCAAGGCTCATTAAACTCTACAGCTTCAAGGAATCTGTTGGTGATTGCAACAGAGATATTGAAATTGTTTAGTTGTCCTTGATCAAGCTTGACATGCAAAAACTCAAGAAGATCAGGGTGAGTAACATTAAGAATACCCATAAGAGCTGTGCGTCTATTTTTTCCCGCTCGTACATGTTCTCCTACCTCATTAATCATTTGTAGGACAGCAACAGAACCTGGCGCTGAGTTCTTAACACTGCCGATGTGATCGCCCTTGGGGCGAATCTTAGATACGTTGAAGCCTACACCACCACCAGCACAAGAGATGCGGTACATGTCTGCTACAGTCTTACCGATTGAATCTACATTATCTTCTGGGATAATGACGTAACAGTTTAGTAGGTTATGCTTGCCTGCGTTTCGACCACTACCGAAAATAATTCGACCACCAGGAATCAGATCTCCAGAACCAATAGCATCGTAAAATAGTTTCTCAACCTTCTCTTTATCTTCATCACTCTCAGCCGAAGCCATTGTGCGTGCAACAACCTTAGCTCTTTCTGCCCATTTAGTTTCGCCTGGGTAAGCGTAGCGAGTTTCAAAGATCTCTTGTCCTATTCCTTCTAGATTTACGTTTGCCATGATTATTTTCCTTTTATTGTAGATGTGCCGTTTGCCTTTATCATAGTAAGGGTCTTACTATTGTCCATTAAAGATTTTAGATAATTATTATGGGTAATTACAAACAAACTCTTGTCTTTCTTTAATTCAGACAGTAGTATGTAGAGACCTTCGAGACCTTCTTGGTCGAGATTTTCTGCAACCTCATCAAAAAACATAAGGTTGGTCTTCTGCTCATGGGAGATCTTCAAAAGCTCTTGAAGGCCAAGCATCACAGAGAGGCTTATCTTCTTCTTTTCTCCCCCTGAAAGGGATATGAAAGCAATGGATCTCTCGTTGTGAGTAATGGTCTCCTTCAACTCCTCATCAAAGTTAATGAAAAATTTACCTTGAGATAAATGGGACAGATAGAAATTTACCCTAGCATTAAAATAGTCTAGCACATTCTTGATAATGTACTTTACTATACCAGACTCGGAAAAAGCCTTCTCCCAAAACTTCATGATGTCGTACCGACTCAGCAGGTCAGCCTTTTCATCATGAACCTTTTGCAAATCTTTTAGAGTATCAGA